TTATTCTTACGAAAATGCTAAAGTAGTAAATGTTACTACTCCGCAACAGGAAGCTAGAGTTACTTTCATTAGAAAGAAGATATTTAGACCAGAAAATGCATTGGCAGACAATATAGTTGCTGATAAAGCTGATACTGAACCCAAAGAAGACGAGAAACCTACGCAAGAAAAGGAGGATTTTCGTCTCCTTCCTGGGCAGGAAGTAAAACAGCCTATGAGTATCTCGAAGAAAATACAGAAATCTATCCCACTTATAAAGAAAGAACAGAGTTTGTTGAAAACGAACTCAACCCAAGACAAGTCGGGACAATCAACATTGTCCCAGCTCGTCGTTTTAACAAGAAGCGGAAAGAGATCTGCGAGGAGGCGTTCAAAGAATTCCCAGAACTTAAAGACTGGCGATTTCCGGGCACTCCAGACTATACCCGAGTCCAAACTAGTCTTGCCCACACCATCGGTAAGTTCCAACACTCCAGACCTATCAAAGGGTTTACCAAAGCCCTTGACGCAGTGCCAGAGTGGAGTAGTACGATTAACGACGATACGACAGAAGAAGAAATCTATCAAATGATAGAAGAAGAACTGTTGGGAGTTAAACAAACTTCAAACCCTGATTTCCCTTTTAATGAGAGATATGCAACTAATAGAGAATTGTTTAAAGACTTTTCTGATATGATTTGCAAACTTGCGACCGAAAGGATGATAAAATTGCTTGATACAACAGAGATAGTAGATGACCCATTATGGTTTTACCAGAACGGATTTTCAGATCTTATTTCACCTAATGAGAAGAATGAACCTCATCCAATGAGGAAAGTTTTAGCCGGAAGATGGAGGATTTTCTGCTGTCAAACAATTGTTGATCAGCTAGTAGAAAGAGTACTTTACAAACAAGTAACATCTGCTGTTAAAGATTTATATCCTAACTCTGGAGCGATATTAGGTATAGGATTCTCAGATGAGAAAGTAACAGAATTTGCAGAAATGTTGATTTCCAGGAGCCGCAAAGATTGCTTACAAGCAAGTGATGTAGCCGGATGGGAAACTTCTTTAGGACGCGAATGGATAACAAATTCAGCAGAGATGACTATCAGTAAGAATAGAAACCCTGAAAAGTCCAAAAGACTTTTTAGAGCTTTTAGAACCCACGCATTGAAAATTACTAACCCTTTGTATGTGGTACCAGACCGGGATCAATTTGTATTGTGGACACGTTCACAGGCCGGTGGTATGTTGTCAGGATCATTTTTGACATCTTTATTTAACAGTTTAAGTCGAGTAGACGTATCATATGTAGCAGGAGCTGAAGAAGCTTGGGCTGCA